ATCCGGTCAGTATATTAAAAACGCCGATGAATTGAATGATAATCCTTACTTTATGTATAGAGCAGTAATCAAAAGTTATATAGCAGAGTTATTTCCGGAAGATTCGCCGAAGTTATTCAGTTTTGTTTTAGTATTATCAGATAGAGCGCAGAATTTTTGGTCTAAAGATATTACGATACAATTAGAATGGGACTAACCTCTTTAAAGGAGGGATAATATGACAGGTTCAGATATATTAAGTTATGTAGAAATGAGAATGGGCGTAACAGTAGATTCTGACAAGGTTTTAGTCGCTATTAACGAGGCCTTGGACAGACTTAACGACCACGGCTTATTATACGGAACAATCACAGTTGACGTTACGGACGAGGACGAAGAATACTCTTTGCCTAATGATTTCACTTTTGTAGAAAAGGTATTCGTGCTTGATGGTGGCGATGTATATTTATACGAAGGGTTTCATTATAGGAACGGTATCATATATTTCAACGATGAAGAAAAATTTGAAATAATAGCGCGTAAAATGCCAAAACATTTAACTGCTATCGGTGACAGTTTTACCGACCTACACAAAATGTATCATCAAGGAGTTAAATTCTATGTATTGGGTTGGTTTAAAGAAAACGATGATGACCAGGACCCTGCTAGTAAAAAGTATTATAAACGTGCTTTTGATACTTGGAAGAACGCAAAAACACAATTACACAGGAGTAAAGAAAAGGGCAAAGTCCTTGTGAAACGTCGTGCCTAGTAATTATAAAGTAGCGATGTTAAATGATTTCAGCCCCGGCTTAAACGTTGATTTGCCAGAAGAGTTGGTTCATCGTAAAGAATTAACTATTGCAAAAAATGCAGATATATTAAGTCGGGGTGGTATAAAGAAAAGGTTCGGTAACGAACAAAAAAATTCGACAAGTTATTCGGCCCAGGTAGAAAATTTAACGGAATGGACAAAACCAAACGGCGATAAACCTAAATTGGCTTTGATTGGTTCAGATTTATGCACATTAGACAGTTCTTATGCAAAGACTTCAATACAGACGTTGGCTAACAAACAATTACCGCATTTCTCTTTTCAAGGTAAATTTTATTTCATAGATGGTAACGAATATTATGAATATGACGGTTCTAGTGTGTCGGCAGTAACACCAGATGGTTCTAGTGATAATGACCTTTCACCGATAAGGAAATGTAAATACGCCATTAGACACCCCAAGTCCAACCGGTTTTTCTTCGCAGGAAATCCAGACGATGTTGGGGCAGTTTATTATAGCGAATATAACGCACCTAATTATGTTAAAAATACAAGTGTTGTATATCCACAGGAAAATGAAGGTGAAGTTATCGGTATAAGGCTTATGTTGGACGCCGTATTGATATTTTATAGAAATGGTATCCAGGTTTGGCGTGGGCAGGACCCAGAAAAAAACGCAGTATGGGAACAAGTGCCTACCTCTCACGGGGCCTTATCTAGTGACGCAATCGAAATGACTACCCAGGCTATGTTGACCCTTTCCGACGCCGGTTTATACGCTTTAGGCCCCAATATTATTGGTGTGCCGATGGGAACTGAAACCGAAGGCAGATTTATAGACAATGTTGCAAAAGATAGAGTGATGTCGATAATAAATTCTATAACGAACCCAGAAACGGCCGTCAGTTTATTTGATAGAGCCAACCAGGAATTATATATTGCTTTTTGTGATGATGGAACAGGGCGCAATAATAAAGTTTTAGTATATAATTTTTCAACAAAAGGTTTTAGTTTATACGAAGATATTTCAATTAATGATTTTCTACAATTAGACGACAATACTATTTTGGCCGGAACAGAAAACTATATAATAGAAATGAATACAGGCACTAGTGATGTTAATGTATCCAATGGAGGCGAAAATATAATAGATTTTGCTATCCAGACTTCTGAACTTAATCTTGAACAACCATTTAATCGCAAGAAAGTAGAACAGGTTTTTATAAAGTTTAGGAATTATGGTTCTTCACATTCTTTTGATATAACACTTATGGTAGATGGTGAAATAGAACAGACTTATACTATATCTGGCGATGATAATAAACCACAGGTTATGACACATCGTAAGAAAACAACGCTTGTTGGCAACACGTTTAAGATAAAAATTGATGAAAGTATGTATAGTGAAATGGAAATATACAGTATAGGATTTGTCTATAAAGTTGTTAGAACGGACGGTGAAATCGTATGACTATTGAGCATAATATGCGTGACCCTAGAGCGCAACAACAAAATGAACAGTTTGAACAAGATATGGAGTTACCGGCAGAACACTCATATACACATAAAACCGGTGGTGATGATGAAATTACTCCAGGCGATATACAAGCAGAAACACCTTCCGGGGCGCAAAGTAAAGTCGATACACACGAAAGCAAAGATAACCCGCATAGCAATTCACAACCCATAGTTTCTGGAACCACCGCTAATAGGCCTAGTGTATCTAAAATAGGCTATCAATATTTCGATACTGATTTAGGATATGCTATTTGGTGGAATGGTTCAGATTGGGTTGACGCAACAGGAACAGTAGTATAAGAAAGGAGTTGATTTTATGGCTTTTCCTTGGTTACTATTATCGGCAGGTTTAGGGTTAATAAACGCAGGTCAACGAAAAAAACAAGCCGAGAACCAACCAAAACCGCCCGAAAAAATGTCTTATGATGAGGCATATGGTAGGGCAGAAGAAATGTTAGAACCACGGTATCAAGAGAATAGAGAACAGGTTATGAGTGATATAAATAATAATCTAGTCAGCCGTGGCTTTTATGGACAAGCCCCAGGTGACGCTATGAGAGCAGAAACTATGGGCGATATGCAATCACAATATGAAAGTCAGTTAGTAAAAACTGCTATGGATATACAAAATCAAAATTTCAATATGGACTATAAACAATATCAAGCAAATTTACAAAACGAACAACAACAACCAAATTTAATGGGGACCGCAGGTAAAATACTAGGTGGCTTTATGGCCGGACCAGGCGGTAGTGCTATTGGACAAGCCTTTGCCCAAAACTTTATGGGACAAGGTAGTGTCGGTGGTATGCCTAGCGGTGCTGGAGGTTCTACCGGAGTTTCCGGTGGAATAGGTTACACAGATGACTATGCTTGGTAATATAAAGTAACACCGAAGGGGGTGTAATAATGGCATTTGACGATTTTGCGCAAGGATTTTTACAAGGATTTGGTGAAAGTGGAGGCGTTCAGAAAGTATCTTCCTGGGCGGGTCGCAATATAGCAGGAGGGAAATACTATAATCCGTATGACGACCCAGAGTTTATGCGTGATTTGCAGAAGGCACAACAAATGGGTTCTGAAAAAGGCTATCGTGATTTTGCACAGGAATACCATAAGTTTATGCCTCAAAACGAACAGGGGAATTATTCACCTAATAAAATGGCTAATGATTTCTTTGATATATCACAGAATATTGGAGGTATGGACGCCAACACGCTTAAATCAGCTATAATAAACAGAGCAATCCAGGGCCGACCATACGAGGACCTTATGCAGACTTATAATCAAAATATACAAGGTGACAAGTTAAGTCCCGATGTTATAGGAGGGCTTACTCCCCCGGAGGAATCCTGGACAAAGCAGATGATTAATGACCCATACTTTCAATTAGCAGACCAAAGTCCACTTGCGAGGAACGTGTTAGCAGAAAAATACGGGGAAAACCTTGTAAGAGAGTTTGGTGATAATGTAGTTCAAAACCAAAATCTAGGTTCTAATGTAGAAGAACAGGCGTTGGGTATTTTGAATAATTTACTCAACAACAATCAAGGATTTTCACAATTAGAATTATTATCTAAAGGGGCTAAACAATTAAATGACGAAGAAATATCATATTATCAGAACGCAGGATATAATGTAACAGAATTGAATGAATACCCAGGTTATTATATAATTGGTAACCAGATGCCACAAGAACAACAAACACAAGTTGATATGACTAAATTGGGTCCGATGTTAAATAGTAATAATAGTTTTGTTAAACAGATGGCCTGGGATAAAATTAAAAGTTCTCAACAAGGCCAAGATTTAATAGATAATGCGACACAATATATGAATACGGCAGGTGGTGGACGGGCCGGTTTACAGGCAAGTAGAGCCTATGATAGCACCGAAGATTTCGCACGTGATTTAATATCAAATATGTATGCACCACAAATGGAACAACAACAACAAACAGAACAAACACAATATACTATGGAAGAATTTATGAAGTATAGCCCAGAAGAAAAATTAGGGGTTATCAACAATCTTTTAGGATATACAAACAGGAATCAAGAAGGCAATATAACAGGGTTTGATGAACAAGGTATCCAAAGATTTATGAATAATTATCCAGGCCTCAATCCACGTGGTGTTTTAGATTACTATATGCAAAACCAACGTTATTTTGATAATATGATGAAAGAAATGAATAACAAAAATACTGCAAACGGTTATAATTTAGGCGATTGGAATATCACAGGCGGATATGACGCTTATAATGGTGGAAAACAACTTACTGATACACAATCTGGTATGTTATATTATAGCGTCCCTAATTATGAAACTATGGAATTAACTCCCGGACCACCTGTTGTTCAATTTGAACCTGATAATGCGGGAGGTTTAATTGCTAAAACTGTTCAAGTTACCGGTAGTGGTAAATATAGTCAAGAAATTAATAGAAAAGAGAATTTAACTGACCCACAAATATTTGAACAGATAGTTAATACGGCAGAACAAAACAATATTGGTAAGCAAGATAAAGACGGTAACACTTATTATACAATTAATGGTTATAACCTCTATCCAAACGGGCGTGAAGTTCCACCAGGGGCTTTACAAGAAGATACAAACAAAGGTCCAGGACCTATCAAACAATTTTTGGGTAATGTGTGGAATAATATTACAGAAGGTCCGGAAAACCAACCACAGAACAAAGGTGATATGAGCAACACTTTTGATAAAGCGATAAGTGATTTAGAAGAGAATTATAATAAGATGAACCTTGATATGACATTTGATGAATTTTTGGCCCAAACTATAAGCAAGGATAAATATAGAGAACAATTAAGAAATAAATATAACTTTAGCGATTACTTACTAGATAACTTTATGAAAATCTATGAGGCTAAAAAGGAGGGTTAAGATGGCGGATTTAAACTTTGATGAAGAAGATTTTAAAGAAAATTATAACCAACAAAACAACAACCAACAAAATAACGACCAACAATCCAAAAAACAACAAAATAATGTCCAACAAAACAACGATATGGATTTAAACTTTGACGCGGAGGATTTTACTCCTGGACAATATTCGCCGTCTTTCGACACTCCGGCCGAGTTTGAAATACCTTCCATAGATTTAGGTGAAATATATAAAGGTGTCAAAGGTGGATTTCAGACCTTTGGCGAAAATATGGGCAAAATACAGAATTTACTTACAGGCGGAACCGCCCAGATGGGTGGAGGAATAGCCAAAACAGGTGATATGTTTAACGAACTTATAAGACAAGAAGAAGTAGATACTGTATTCGATGATTTTGCCGAAAAATCTTTTAATATTTCAAAAGAGAGTTTTGCTAAAGGTGAATGGTATCCAGACCAAAAAATTATGGAAGATATAAAACAAGGTAATATCAAGGACGCCGTAGGTAAAGCGGTTCAAGGGGCTATTAAGAATATACCACAATTAGCCTCTATGCAATTAATGGGTGGTATAGCAGGTGTTGCTGGTCCTGTGACACAAGGTGTAGGTAGTCTTTTAGGGCAGACCTCAATAACTCCTGCCTTAACAAAGATACCTTTAATATTTTTATCAGCGTCCGCAACAGGACAAAATTATCAGAATTTAGAGGACCGCGATGATATATCAATTAATAAAAAAGTTGCCTCTTCTATTGGACACGGGGCGATAGAATTTGCGACAGAGAGTATGGGGACTATGAGATGGGCCGGCGAATTAGCGAAAAGCAATCCCGTAGCAGACCGCGCCTTGAAGAATCAATTGCATAACTGGGCCAAATATATGGTCCTCAATACAGGTGAACGTGGCCTGGACGAATTTTCAGAAGAAGTTGTAGCCGGTATAAGTGGCGACCTCTATGATTATGCTTTGGGTATTTCTGATAAGTCGTTCTATGAAATATTAACAAGTTATGACGAATACTTTAACGAAGGTATTCCTGCCTTTTTAAGTGCAGGTGGTATGTCGGCAGGAACCACTTTCCAGAACGCTATGGCTATGCGTCAACAAAACCAACAGGTTAAAGATAGGCGTGTTAAGGCCGACCAATTAGTTAATTGGTTAAAAGATATTCACCCAATGAATTTTGATGAACAGGCCCTAGAGAAAGTTAGAGAGGACGCTTTATATAGAGAGAAACCAGAGGCTTTAAGGTATCATTTCCAGGACGTTGCGAACAAGATAGAAAAATATCAAGGTATAACCATAGACGAGGCGTCCAAACTATTTAACAATATGGTTACACAAAATGTTGATATTCAAGAAGTTTTGCCCGGAATATTAGAAGGCAAACCAGAACAATTAGAGCCGGGTGAAACTGAAATACCAGAACAAACCGAAGATGAAACAACAATAAAACCAACACAAGAATTGTTGTCTGATTTATTTATAGATGATGAAACAATTATAGATAATCAAATCATAGGTGAAGATGGGAAAATAACCTATCAGCCTATGGAAGAACTAAAAAATATTCAAAGAGGTTATGGCAACCCAGAAAACTCTATTTTTACCGATGAAACTCAATCTGAATTTACAACTGAATTTAAGCAAACACTTGCTAAATATATTAAAGACAAAATAGATATACAGGAAAATTTTGTGCAAGGTTCAACAAACACTTATCAACAATTATTGAGTGGTTTAGAACAAGATTTAGGGGAAACTATACAAGAATCAACACAGGCCGAAGGTGGACAGTTAGATTTTGACGCAGAAGATTTTGTGCCGGAAACTTCTTTTGAGTATGAGCAGGAAATATCAGAAGAGGAACAAGCCGGTTTAGAAAATATGATTAACAATATAAACCGCAAGTTGCAAGAAAACGGTATCGACAATCGTATTGATGTTAAGGTTGTAAATGAAGTTAAGGCTGATTTAACCAACGAATTGTTACAGGAACACGACATAAGAGAAGGCGAAGAACCACAAGTAGAAGGACGTATTAATATAGAGAATGTTGATAACAAGTTAAATTCTGTTATCGAAGTGGCTTTATCACCGGATAAACCTGTTACAGAAACAGTTATTCACGAAACCGCTGAAATGTGGCTTGAAATGTATAAACAATCAGACCCGGATAGATTTCAGGCTTTAAAAGATAATATAATCGAACGTGCAGATAAAGACGATGTTTCTGATGATGAGGCCCGTGAATTTATGGCTAGGTCTTTAACAGATAATATGCTTTCACAACAGACCCAAGACCAACAATCGCAATCATTTATCCAGACCGTTGTATCTAAATTTAAAGAATATTTCAAAAAATTAATGAAAAGGTTAAGATATTATAACGAACAGGTATATCCTAATCAACCGACAGAGTTGAAAGAACAGGCCGATAGATTTGCTAACGAAGAGTGGGACTATATAGCCACAGAGGCCCAAAAAGCCGATGAATTTATGGCCGAAAGATACGCTATTCAAAATAAACCATTTCAATATAAAAACCAGGTTATTGATTTCATAGACCAACATTACAATAATAATGTTCCTTTACAAGAACTTCCAGGTAAATTAATGCAGTTGGAAGGTGTCAATAAAAATGCTTTAGAAGAGTTTGGTATATTGGACCTTCTTAATTCAGAAAATGATGTCTTATCTAAAGAGGCCGTTAAAGGTTATTTAGAGGCGTATAGCCCAGAATTTAAGATTACACAATTAGATTCAAATATTAGTCCAGAGTTAAAAGAACTCAAAGAGGATATCGAAATAGACCTAATGCAAAACTATGAAATACCCTGGATTGACGGTGTTGTAGAGGATTTCAACAAAACATTAGAAACTGTTATACCGGCCATTAGTATGGATTTTGCCGATTTTCATTTATTCATACCAAAAACCGAAGTAAAAGAACCATTAACAAAAGAGTTGGATAAAACATTTTCAAATTTAAGTCAAGATGATGTTCGAGATTCTACAAAGGCAGATTCTAGGCAAGAATTGAATAATGAAACACAAAAACGTTTATACGACATTATAAATAAAAGTAAGTTTGATAACAGACAGGAATGGGCTAAATTTATTAAATTTTATAATAACGTTAAAATCAACACAGGGAGGGCAGATTTATTACAAGTTGTCTTTAACTCATTGACTTCTAAAAAGTTTGAATATGATGAAAACATTCAAAATCCTAATAGAATATTCTTTGATGAAAACAATAACTTTAAACCAAATTTAGCAAAAGATATGTTAAAAAGGGTCGCCCGTATGCGAAACGCTTTAGACGATGGTCAACAAACAGTTATGGAGGAAGTTATAGAAGGCAAAAAAATAAGTGACGAGGAAGTAGAATCGTTAATTGATGATTACGTAGAACAAATAGATAAATTTTTAAATGAAATGCCCAATAAAGAATTAGAAGTAAGACAAAAAATAATAGATAAATATAACAATGTGGTTAAAAATAATTATATAGGCCAAAACCAAGTCGAAAACATAATAAATCCTAAAATGTGGAATGAACACAATAGCCCAAATTATGATAGTGAAATAGTAAGGTTGACAACAGAATTAATTGAAGAAACACCACAAAATAGTTCAATAGATTGGGCTGAAACGGTCCCTATTGAACAATGGCAAAGTATTAAGGGGATAGTAGAAAACTTCACAGAAGTAGCGCCGAAGATAGAGGAGTATTTTAAAACCGTTCACAGAATGGAAAACACAGATAATACCAAATATGTAAATTATACATTACGCCATAGAGGCGAAGAATATGAAAACAATAATTACCGCGAAGTGTTATTAAGATTAAAAGAAGGCGTTATTGAACACAGGGGTCATTTTAGCGAACAACCTAATGTTTTATATCATATGCGCATAAGGGACGCTTTATCTAAAACCCAAGAACAATATGAACAGGACGCAGTTAATGATAAATTTGCAGACCGAACATTATTTCTAGAAGAGGTCCAAAGCGATTATTTGCAGGAAAAAGGCAATATTTATCCGTTTAAGTTGCCAGAACAAGTAATATCTGAATTAAATAAAGAAATAGATAATGTCCGTCCTGTTATATCTAATCTAGCGCACTTCTTTAAAATAACTAACGGTATGACTTACGAACAAATTCAAAATGAGCTAAATAAACTAATTGATAGAAACAGTTTAGAACTATTTACTATATTATCGGAGGACGCACAAAGCACACTCAAAGATTGGATATTGCAGAAAGCACCGGTAAGAGATATAGAAACTGTCGAAAAAAGGTTTAAGAGAAGGTTCAGTAATAAAAAATGGCGCAAAATTAGAGAAAATATTATAGAACGTGGAGTAATAGAAACTCAAAATGGTAAAGAAGTTTTTGGGCCTTTATATCAATTAGGGAACAATATAGAACAAGGTTTAAGAGAGTTGAGAGGCGAAAGAGAAGGGCGTAGATTTAGTGAAGGTTTAAGCGCTGAACATTTACAGTTTTTACGCGACAATACACCAAATCAACACAATCCTTTGGCTAGAGAGTTTTGGGGCCAGGAAGGTGAAATAGGTCAATACAGGAATGTTTTAGGTCGCGAGGCCTGGAAATCTTTAGCGTGGCGACACGCTTTACGTCTGGCAACCGAAGAAGGATATGACCGTTTAGCCTGGACTTTACCCGCCCAACAAGCAGAAAGGTTTTTAGATAGTTGGGAGGATTTTTATGAAAATATATATTTCAAAGACGCTAACAAATATTTAGCGAAGGAATTTGAAAGGGCCGGTTTAAATTACAGAGATTTCACAGACTTTGTTATAACAGGTTATGAAGATACTTTACCAGAAGGCCCAGATTATAGTTTCGCCGAGTTTAAGGACAAGATTTTAAACCAATACTATGAAGTAGATTATCAAGAACAACTTGGTAGTGGCGACACAAATGTATATACCGATGAAATACAAGCAGATAGTGTCGAAGAGGCCAGGAGTGAATTTAAGGACTTATACCCGGACGCAATAATAAATAATATAAGAGAAATTAAAGCCGGAGGACAAGGCGACCAAATGGGTTACTATATGAATCTATCCGTTGAGATACCAGAACAATTACGCGAGAAGTTTGCCCAGGAAGATATATCATTATATGACATAAGGACCAATGACGCTGATGTTATATTAAGACAATATAATGAATGGTTCCCGGCTGAACAGGTCCAACCTGTTGATGTGGGTAACGAAAATGTAGGGTTTACTTCTGATAATACAGTTAGTCACGAATATGAATATCAATTATTAGACATACAAGATATTATGGCCTCTTATCATTTCAACGACAATACATTGAACGCCGTAAAGACAGAAGGATTTCCTAAATTCGCACAACCCAGACTTGCGCGTGGCGAGAAATTAGACGCGTCAGAGTTAAGGCGTAAATTATTAACCATAAAACAGAGGGGATTAAATCCTAAACTTTGGCTTATTCAGAACAATCCTATGCTATCAGAAGGTTCCCCTGTGGTCTGGAATTATAACAACAGGCCGATAGTGGTCGTTGGTAACAACAGATTCAATCTTATCGACCACCTTTACAGAAACAACCGGGGCGAAGAGTATAAAGAAGTATTAAAAGAGAACGCTGAAAAAGTAGGAATCGACCCGGCTCAAATAGATAATATGGATAAACCGATTATCGTAAGAAAACTATCAGACGATGTAATAGATGAAGATATAGAGAAACTTGCCTTTGAAGGTAACAAAGAGGGCAAAGAGAAGATGGACTATCAATCCTTATCTATGCAATTGAGTGAATATATAGACAATAGTTTCATCGGAATGTTGGACGCAGAATCCTCTATAACTTCACAGAAAAATTCAGACGCGGTTGCTAACTTCTTACAGGATTTAGGACCGGCTTTTCAAAACCTAGTCAAACCAAGCCCTGACAGGTCAAGAACAGGTGTAGAACTAACCCAGGAAGGCGAACGGGTTATAGAAATGGCTATGTTTGCTAAAGTTTATGAAAGCCCGGATTTAATCAACGAATACTATGAACGCACCGATTCTACAATGAAAACAATACTAAAATCGTTAATCGAAGTTACTCCGCGTATGGTTAAAGCAAAGAATATTTTACAAAATTCTGATGTAGAAACACAAAGATATGATATTTCAGAAAATCTAGCAAACGCAACAGAAATATACAGAAATTATCAAAATAATAAATACAACAAATCTACCGGTGAAGTGCAATACGAAACAGTAGATGATTATATAGAATTTCATTATGAAGGTCAGAGTTTAACAGGACAATTAGAGGCCTCACAATTAGACCTAGCATTAGCGAAGTTTATGGGGTCCGATTTCTATAAACGTTCATATAAGAGAATATCTGGTGTGTTAGACGTTTATCTAGATACCATAAACAATATTGTAGAGAACGCTAAAAACCAATCGATGTTCGATGTTGAACAACCAGGTCCCCAGGAATTAATCAAAAAATCAATAGAATCATTTGAACAAGCCTGGGAGGCGGAACACTCAACAACCGCACCTGGACAATCAGAAATGTTTGCTAAAACAGACACTACCGGACCATACGATAACTATATACTATCACGTGCCGTGTCTAAAGTAAGTGAAATTAATGATTTTGACCCCGCCGAGAAGATGAACGCCGAAGATAAGGCGGAATTAGAACCTATCAATATTAACAGAATAAACGACCATATATTCAACAACATTTTACCATTTAGAAAAGATAGATTACCGTTTGGAACTGCCGGGGCTTATTATCCTGCCCAGGATAGAGTATCACTAACACGTGAGCATATGAACAATTTCGACACTATGTTACACGAAGTCGGTCACTATTATACTCACGAACTGAATCTTGACGCCGGTAAATATACTAGACAGGGTTTATTCTCAACGATGGTGCAAAGCAACGAACAACGCGGAAGGGACTTCCCCTGGAAAGCATACGAGGCTAGTGAAATACCGGGTGAAGTTTCAGCAGAATACTTTATCATATATCTATCAAATCCGGTTATGGCGAGAAAATTACACGAAGGATACTATCAGTATATTAACCAAAAATTAAGTGAAAACCCAGAAATGAAACAGAATATAGTTGACTTGCAGAAAATGATGAGGCGTTGGGATTCAATGTCCGATGTTGAAAAAACAAGAAACGTAATAGATAAAGAAGGTAGAACATATAAATCACAGATTATCACAACAACAGACCGAATCGTCCAGAAAATATTTAATGACCTATATCCTATTAAAAAAGCAGGGGAATACTTGATGGAAAAGGGTGATTTATATGAGTATGACGTATCGGACTATGATAACAAGACGCCGGAAGAGTTAGACGCAGAAGGTGGCGTATCGCTTGAAGAAAACCCATATAGGATAGCACTAGATGGACAGGCAAGATTACACCCTAATATCAAAGCGTTCACCAAAACAGGCCAAATTGACCCATATACATTTGATATAGTCGGACCTTCCTTTAATGATATATTAAGCGAAGTAGAAGATTATATAGGCACGAGTAAAACAGTAGGTGATTTTGAGGCATATTGGGTCGCCAAACACGCGCTTGAAAGAATGGAAAAAGGTAAACTTTGGGCTGGTGAAGAAGGGCCTGTTAGTGAACAACAGTTAAGAAATACAGTAGATGAATTATACCAACCAGGATTCGATGTAGCAATAGATAAATTCCAGAGTTTCTTTGATACCATATTACAATGGCAAGTATATTTTGAAATGATAGACCAAAAGACCAAAGAATTAATTTCAGATTACTATGAATTTTATATACCGTTAAACAGAACAGTAGATAACGGCGGTCAATCTAGCGCCGGTAAGAGGTTAGTAAACTTGCCGTCCGTAGTGCAACAGGCGATAGGTTCCAACGAGGCTTTTGCGTCACCAATAGGCAATATATGGGAAAATATAGTTGATACATTTAGAGTAGGCCACAAAAATAAAGTGATGGCCTCATTAGTAAAACTACAACAAAGGGTTCCGGGTGGTGGCGAAGTTCTTGCTATTAAACGTAATTTAAGCCAACAACAAGTAGAACCCAACCGTGTTAAAGCAGTTATCAATCAACTTCATAGTGAAGGACAATTAACTAATGTAGAAAAACAATCATTACTCCAAGACTTAAATAATGAAGAAACCGCCCCACGTGTAATGAAGTTATTCAAGAATGTAGTTTATCAACAAAACGATTTACAAATGGGCGACCACGAATATTTAGTAAGAATAAATGGACAAAAATATATTGTTGAAATAAACGACCCCGCTATTGAAGAGGCCGTCACAGGACTAGATACAAACAATTTCCAAAATGAAGGCACATTTTTAGCAGGTGTTCGTAAAGTTACTTCAATGATGAAAACAGGTGCAGTTATTCACCCTTATTTTTGGATAAAGAATCTTGTAGCCCGTGACCCTTTCACATCAGCAACGTTTGCAGAAGGTATGAGAGGAACCGGTAAAGAAGGTGCATTAAAGAACTTCAATCCTATAATAGACCCCTTACGCGGACTAATAGAAACATTCGGGGACGCCAAAGATACTGATTCTTATAAAACATTATTTGAAATATCGGGTGGTTCTAGGTCTGGTATAGTAGCAGATATGATAAGAAAAGCAGAACAGGGTGATTTCAGCGCAGAAGAATTACTTAAAACAAAAGATATGAAATTCTATAAAAAAGTAATGAACGCTATGGGCTTACCAGTAAGACTTTTAGAAAATATGGCCCAAAGGTCCGAGGATTCATCTAGATTAGGATACTTCAAAAAACATTTAGACAACGCAGAACTAGATAAAATGTCACCAAGGCAGAGAAGATTATTTATCCTTGAAATAGCAGAAGAGGCCCGGGGCGAAATAAATATCAATTATAGAATAAAAGGTAGTTGGGCTAGACAGGCGGACGTTCACGCTTATCCGTTCTTAACCGCACAGTTAAACAATATGAGAATGGTTTACAATAAAATGAAGAACCCTAAAACGGCAGTTAAATTCTTATTGAAAGGTATAATATATCACACAATACCAAACTTATTACTGTGGTTCTGGAACCGAGATAAAGAAGAATATCAACAGTTACCAGCGTGGCGTAAATTTGGATTTAAAAATCTAGTTTTAGAAAATCAAATTGGACCTATTAAAACAGTTTCAGTTCCAAACCTGTATTCCGCACCGATAGCATTTTTTGATGAAATAATGTTTGGTAAGTCGGCGGAATTTATAGCCAACGCTATATATCAACAGGATAATGATTTTGGCGAAGATTTATCCGGGTTCTTAAAACAAGCCTGGGGTCAATCATTACCGACTAACTTTATACCACACATCGCAACACCGGTATATGAACTAATAAGTAACAAAGATTTATTTACAAATAATCCGTGGTTACCATATAACGAAAGGGGTTTACACCCAACACAACAGTATGGACCATATACAAGCGAGTTAGCAAAAGATTTATCAAACTTTATAAACAATACACCAGGATTAAATAAATTAGGCAAAGCAACCTCACCGCGTTATATAGAACAACAAGTGGAAAATCTATTATCAACATCGGGTAAATCTATATTAAATCTATATGGATTGTTCTTTGGTGGCGAAGGCGCCAAGGAATACTTACAGAAAGATTTCCCTATCAAACAACCAACAATGATACAAACACAAGCAGTAAATGAATTTTACAATAAATTGGACCACTCCCGCAAGGTAATAAAATCCTTTGAAAAGACACAGGAACGTAACAGACAATCACAAGAAAGGAGTGAACCTAAATATTCACGCCGGGAGTATCAAGAGGCTAAACGTGCTTATTCGATATTACAAAGCACTAATCAATCAATGGCCCCAATAAGACAACAGATGAAACAAATTGATAGAAACGATAATATTCCCGATGAACGTAAAGAAAAGATTCTTTATGATTATAGAAAACAAATAGTAGATAGAGCCAAAAACGCATTAAACGCTATTGGAGAGTGATGTTATGTCTGATAAAAATGAAAACGGCAGAGTTGAGTATAATCAAAAGTTAATAACAGAGTTAAGAAAGACGGTGGACCAGGGGTTCACTAGGGTAAATGACAAACTAGATAGTATGAGGGCAGACCACCAGGAACAAGTAAATAGTTTTTATTCCCATTGTGAAACAAAACGCGAAAATATAAAAGAGGATATTAAAGAAAATAACGAAAACGATAAAGAACTAGACGACAGGCTAGATGATATTGAACGCCGTATGTATGTCGTTTTAGTAACCGGTATGGGTTTGGGTGGTGTGTTTGGTTATTTCGTCAATGCTATTATGGAAAAATATATAGGGGGGTAATAGATGGAAAAACTTGTCGAACAATTAGAGTTACACGAAGGCAAGGAAAACAAGGTCTATGAAGATACAGAAGGGGTCCTTACGATAGGATACGGTCGCAACCTAGAGGATAAAGGTCTATCCGACAAAGAGTGTGAACTTCTGTTAAGGAACGATATTAAAGAGTGTAAGAGGGATATGGAAAACTATTTTTGGTATATATCCCTTGATGATATAAGAAAAAGGGTTATATTAGATATGCGCTATAATCTAGGATTGGGAGGCCTTCTATCTTTTAAGAATATGATTAAAGCCTTGAAAGAAAAAGATTATATGAAGGCCTCACAAGAAATGTTAGACAGTAAATGGGCCGACCAGGTAAAGACTAGAGCCACCCGCTTGGCAAAAATGATGGAAACAGGTGAAGATTATGGATAAAAATAATAACGGAGTAGCGGATAAATTTGAAGGCTATCTTTTACTTGTATTTAGTGCCGTCCTTGTGTTAAGTGGTTTATTTGGCGCAGGGGCCGAATGGTTCTCTGAATCGTTTGCCCAGGTGATTATAGTTATCGGTATGGCCGGTCTATTGGGTGATGAAGTAATAAAACAGGTTATATTACGAAGGGGGCGTTAGAGTGACTAAACAACATTATATATGGATAGCAATTGCAGTTATTGTGGTGATAGTCGCTATCGTGTTCGGTCTTAAATTCGCCGGTATGGTCGGCGGTTTATTGGGATTTGGTGAATATAAGAGAGAAAAAAAGAAGGCCGATAAAATCAAAGAATCAGCCAAAAAAAATAAAAAAGAAAAAGATGAAATAGTAAAAGAAGTCGAAGAAACCACGACAAAAACTAAAGAAGTAATAGAAGAAAATGAAAAGACTAAAGAAAAGGTCAAACAGGAAGATAAAAAGAAGGAAGAACTTGATGATAGGTTAGAGGATTTAGAAGATGATACAAGCAAATACTTCAACGAAGGGGGCGAATAATGAAGAAAATATATGTAATTATATTGGCAATCGTTCTTCTGTTCGCTTTTGTTATTCCGGCGATGGGCCAATCAGACATAGATATAAACGATTTGGACATACCGGAGGACAAAGAGGTCCTAGAACAAAAATATATTAGTCTAGCAAAAGACTATCTGGAGTTACGTGAATTAACTTATGAATACAAGGACCTTGCGGAAAAAAGAAGGGAACGTATAACGGAACTACAATCACAAATAGATGGATTAAAAACGAGTTACGATTCTTTACACAATAATATAAAAGAACTATCTAATAAATATGATAAACTATATAAACACAACCAAGAATTATACGATTTGGTTGACGAGTTGATTAAAAAAAGCAAAAAAAGATTAACCATATCTGGTGGCCTCAATGTAACGCCAGGAAATCTTAAAAACACCGGTGTTATAATAATGAGTGGTTATCAGTTTTAACCAACAACATACTGTAATAATGCCCCTATAACTAGGGGTAATTTTTTTTGCTCAAAATCCTTGACAAACTATTATATTGGTGTTATGATATAGGTAAGTCAATTGGTTCTAACTCCCTCTAATAGAACTAAAGGGTGGTAAAAATGAAATGGAAAGTAGATTACAAAAAAATTAAAGTATTGCGACAAAGATATGGATTTTCACAACAGGATATAGCGGAAATTATAGGAACCACACAGGCGATGGTATCTTTGATTGAACAAGGCAAACGTAACATCACTATTGATAAATTATTGGACCTTGTTGAATTTTTTGGAGTAGAACTAGAGTATTTTATTATTAAAAAGGAGGAATAAAAATGGGCGAACCCGCTAAAAATGTCAAGGAACTTAAAGAGGAACGTTGGGGTGAGCAACAAAAGGAAATCCTGGAACAAGAAGATTCGTTTAAGGTCGATGATGAAAAGAAAGCAAATTGGGTATTAAGACAGATTAGACACCTGGAAAAGAAAAAGGCAGAGAAGGAAGAAATGGCCGAAGAACAGATTGCTGACATTGAAGAGGAAATTGCCGAAATCGAACAATGGTTAAAAAAAGAGAAGGAACAATTGGATAACAAAATAGAACATTTTAAAAGTTATTTAAAGGAATATGCTTATAATAAGAAGGAAGAAGAAGAGGACTTCAAAACTTTAAAACTTCCTTTCGGCAAAATACAATTTAGAAAACAACGTGATTCTTATAACTACAAAGAAGAGGAACTTCTGGATTCGGTCAAGGTCAATAAATTGTTTAAAGAGGACCCGGACATTATCAAAGTAAAGGAACGCGTCCAAAAGAGGAATTTAAAGGGTTTAATCAAAGAGGGACGTTTAGAAGTTACTGACGATGGGCGTGTAGTTGATACTGAAACCGGGAACGTTTTAGATGGAATACAGGTAACATTGGGTCAAGAAGAGTTGAAAATCAAGGTAGATTAAAGGGGGTTATTTTTAATGAGTAATAGAGATATAACTGAAAGTAATAAAGAGATAACTGAATCAAGGCAAGAATTGGCTGAAAAGTTAGAAGAGAAACGTGATGTAATTAAAAGGACGATTGCTAAAGACGCAAATAATGATGAATTAGAAATGTTTATGTATTTGGCTAAACAATATAACCTGGACCCTTTTATGGACGAGATTTACTTCTGGAAATTCGGTAACGACCCAACTATAATGACAAGTCGTGACGGATATTTAAAGATAGCGAACCAAAATCCGCATTATGAGGGTATTATATCCGATGTTATCTACCAGAATGATACTTTTACTAAAAACGGGCCGGATATTGCAGACATAAAACATTCTTATAACGTAAAAAATAGGGGCAAAATAGTTGGGGCTTATGCTTTTGTCTATCGCGATGATAGAAAGTTTCCGGTCTATGTATATGCACCGTTCAATGAATATAACAAAAGTAATAAGATTTGGAATGGTTATTCTTCCGCTATGATTAAAAAAGTTGCTGAATCACAAGCGCTTAAAAGGGCCTTTAGTGTATCTGGTTTAGTTGCTAAAGAGGAAATGGATATGAATGAAAGTGGTAACAATCAAAATAAATCGTTTACTTTTGGTGATTCTAGTGGTGGTAAAGATAGAGGCAAACCTCAAAAGAAACCAGAAAAACAAACCGATGAAGAAATCACAGAACAATATACTAGCCACGATGATAGGTCCGATAATCAAGCACCACCAGAACAAGAAGAACCCGAAGAAGAGGTTCACGATGTGGAGTATGAAGAAGTTAATGAGGAAGAAGAAGTTGAAGAAAAAGATTATACTTTAGAAGAACTAGCGAGTATAAAAATTAACTTTGGAAAACACAAAGGTAAAACCCTGGGTGAGATACCAGAGGGATATGTCGAATATATCGCAGAAAACGCCTATGATGAAGAGTTAAAGGTTTTAGCAGGGAAATACCTTCAAAGGAAAGAAAAACCCGCCAAAAACGATTCTGAACCTTCTGACAGGCAATTAGAAGTGCAGGAAATATGTAATAATAAAGCGGAACGGGTAGAGGCCACACAATTAAGACAGGAATTTGCTAATAGATATGATGAAGATTTTACAAGTGTTGATGATATGAACCAAAAGACCTACTTGCAATATATAAAAGAACTCAAAGAATTGTTGGCTGATATTAGAGAAGAGGATATTAACCCCGATGAATATGAAGGGCCGGAAATATCGGGTGCAAAAGAAGGCGACGTTGACTTATCAGACGAAGAAGTGCAAGAACTATTTGATAATATGTAAAGGAGTGAAATAATGAGTAAACAACCGACAATGAATGAAACGGAGTTAATGAATAGTTTAGTGAAAACAAAGGTTAAAGAACTTTATAGGCACTTGAATAAAAATAGAATACAAATAGCCGGTGCGATGGCCGGTGCTAAATTTGTTGATATGGAAAAGCAGAACAAGCGGGAATGGAAGATGGTATTATACTTTTCGCCTAATCTTGATTTAGAGAAGAATATAATCAATGATAATTCTAAAATGTTACGGCGGAGGCTTACACGTATGTTCCGCCGGGACCCGCGTATGGAAAACGAACTTATGGTGATTGATGTTGAGGCCAGACAAGTGCCGAAATAAAGGGTGGTGATACAATGAAAGAAGTTATTTTTACTAGCAAATTCGATGAAACTGATGTAAGGTTCTTCCAAAACAAGGATTCAGAAGATGAACGTGTTTTTTTAAACCGTAGGGATATGGGCGAGGCGTTGGGATACAAATATCCAATGCGTTCGATAGCAAAACTACATTACAGATATAAACCACACTTTGTGGGGCGGGTAGAAAAAGATACCGCTATGATTAATGATGTCGAACAGGATATGATTTTTTATACAGTAAGGGGCGTAAAAGAGTTATGTAAGATTTCGTCACAGTATAACGCGTTGGACTTTTATTCTTGGGTTAAAAAGGAGGTCAATGATAATGCAGAAGTATTTTCTGATAGGCAACCTGGTTAAAGACCCAGAATTACGTTATACCGGTGATGGACTTGCTTATTGTAGGTTTACTATTGCTGAAAATGATACCAAAAAAGATGGTTCACCGATGTTTTTTAGTATAGTCGCTTTTGGGAAGTTGGCGGAGGCTTGTGGTAAGTATTTGGAAAAAGGACGTAGGGTTCATATTGTTGGGGAAATATTGAAACAAGAAAAGAAAATTGAAGGCGAAAATAAAACGATAACCTATCATAAATATAGGGTGAAAGCAAGAGAAGTCAAGTTTTTATAGGGGGTCTAGTTATATATGGCAAAAAAGCCTGGATATTATGCGATTATTCCGGCCGATGTCAGATATGATAATGACCTCAAAGGCAACGAAAAGTTATTATATGGCGAAATAACGGCTCTTGCTAATAAAAGGGGTTATTGTTGGGCTAAAAATTCTTACTTTGCTAAATTATATGATGTCAATTCGAGGACCATTCAAAGATATATAAATACCCTTGAAAAGAAAAAGTATATTATAACTCAAAGTAATAGTAGCGGACGCGTTATTGTCATCAATCCTACAACAGGGGTGACAAAATTGTCGGAGGGGGGTGACAAAATTGTCACGGGGGGTGATTCTGAAACCCCAAGCGACAGTAAGGATAAAAGCCTAAAAAATCGGCCGAATATTACAAGTATTAATAATACAAGTAATAATAAACCTAAAGAAAAAGAAAAATATACTAAAAAGAAAAAGAAATTCAGCGAAGAAGTTTACGACTTATGGGAAATCTATTTAACAGTTTTTGAAGGTGTATATAACCCGCGGACATTTCCAGATAAACGCAAAAGAAGAATAAAGGCTAGGTTAAAGATTTATGATTTTGAAGAAATAAAAAATGCACTTGTAAATATACGTAATTCAGATTATATGTGTGGTGATAATGACGCGGGGCGTGTTTATGCGACACCGGAGTATTGTTTTCGAAACGATGAAATCATCGAACGTTGGCTTAACAAGAACATAAAGGACAAACAGAGTAAAGACAAGGACCTGGACCAATTAAAAGAACTGTGGAGTGAATTAGATAAGGAGGAATAACTAATGTCTGAACGAGTAAAATTTTATGTCAGAAGTGTTAATGATATCCAAAGATTATTTAAGTCAATAAAAAAAGATGAAATAGACCTATTGGAAAAAGAATTAAAAGATAAAGGATACGAAGTAACTTATGATATAGATGAAGACAATAATACATTTTGCCTAGGCACACACAAAAATAATAAAGTTGTAATAGTAACAGTAGCACAATTAGCAGAAGAAGATTTTTATGTAGAATTATTAGGCAAATATATAGCATTATTTAGATTATATGACCAAATAACAGGTGATAGTAATGAGTGAATTAGAAGTAGGTCAAAAGGTTGTTGTTGGTGGCGAAACCGGTGTTATTAGAGATAAAAAACCTCATTACCAGGTAGATTTTGATGATGGTTTTGGTTGGTTCGATAGGATAGATATACAAACTTTAGAAGAATTTGGACTGAATAAAGATTGGAAATATGAACCAGGGGATATGATAATCAGAAAACACAAGATACATACTGCATTAGTATATAACATTGCCGATTGTGATTATATGAAAGAATTATATTATATTGAAAGTCCTTTTTGTGAAAAAGCGAATGCCTGGGACAAAGACAAATTAGAAAAATTAACTAAAAAGTATATACCTTTTGATTTCAACGTTGGTGATTTATTAGAAACCAAACCTTCTGCAATGCCGATGGAAGTAAAAGTTGTTGATATAGATTATACCGGCGAAATTTATAGAATAAAAGGTGTCGAAACCGGTAAAATATTTCATAGACAACGTAGATGGGTAGAAGAATATTTTGTGTTAAAATTGCCTTTTTAAAGGGGTGGAATAATGAATAAAAAGAAAACGATGGAACTATTAGTTTTGATTAACTCTTTTTATGGTAATCAGTTTAAATTTCCTAAAGAATCGACCACTTCTAGTAAAATAATAGTTAGGTCCTGGCACGATATGTTGAAGGATTTATCCTTTGAGAAGGCGACAGAGTTAGTTAAGAGGTATAATCTAGAAAACCCACAATATCCACCTTCGCCCGGCCATATTTTACGTCTAGCCCAGGAAGAAAATGATAATGAAGTATCGCCGGACGAGGCTTGGTATATGCTTAACGAGGCTATCAGTAGTATTGGTTGGTCCTACAATCCAGATAAAGTAAGGGAAAAGTTACCACACCTTGTGATTAAAGCCGGTGAAATGTTGGGAATGAGTGCTATCGCTTACAACCAGGATAACTATTTAGAAAAGAAATATAAGGACGTTTACAGAAACCTTTTAGAAGAAAAAAGAAAGGGCAAACAGATGGAATTATTAGAAGGACAAGAAAACAAAAATTTATTACAGGGGGAATCACAAAACGATGAAAATTAATGAAGTTATTTCGGACGAGGAAATATTTACGCGTGTTGAAGATGGTGAAAATTATCAAGAAATAGCGGACGAGGTTGGTTGTCACCGTAAAACTATCGGTAGGCATTACCGTGCTTATTGTAAAGAACTTAAAGAGAACACGCCATCAAATAAAGGTTATGAATATGAAATTAATTTCGGGCGTGAGCAGACTATCTACAATAAAATTGCCGGATTCTTTAAAGCACTCAATCCATTTTCATAGTGGTGGTCCTGGTGGATAAAGAAAAAATAGTCGTTGATAATAAAACATATGGATATTTCATACCGGATAAAGAGGCTATTCTGGTAGTAAGTGATGAAACACCATTTCCAGAATTACAAGGGTATATGTTAAGGACTAACATAATTAAAAAATATAAACCTAAAAAAATAGTTATCCTGGATAAAGTAATTAACAAAAAACATAGTATTGATTATGAATTTTTAAGATTAAATTGTTATACTTTGAACTTTGATGATGGTATGTATTACGCTATTGAAGAACAATATTTAGACACTAAAAAAATAAAAGGGCGATAAGGAGTGATTGAATGGATTTTAAACAAATAACAAGCCAATTCTATGTTAATTTTTATATGGTGAAAAACGACAATGGTTATATTAAATATCATAAAAAAAATAAATATCAAGAATTGATATGGGAACTCTTTTTAAAAGAATTAGAAGAAGATAAATATTATATAATTGCCCCGGAATCTTACAAGAAAAATGTAACAAATTCTGGACACGAATATAAAAAAAGAATTATATTCAGCGATGGTTTTGGTAACCTGGAAGAATTAAAAGAAGAGGTTATTGATTATTTAGAAGAACAAGAACTTACAGAAGAATATTTTGATGAACTTTTAGAAACGGGTAATATTGATTGGATAGAAGAAGAATAAATTTACTACCCCCGCCGGTTATGGCAAGAGAAAATCAATAATTAAATGGAGGTGTAAAGCCTCAAATATATTTTATAAATTTTGTCCGGCGGGAAAGGGGTGATTAGATGGATAACAAATACAGTATAGGGGATAAAGTATTATTAGAATATGGCGGAGGATATGGAGTATATTCAGAAATAATTGACTGGCGTTATAGTCCCAAGACAGGTTATAGTTATGAGATTGAGGATAGACCTGGCAGGTATTGGAAAGAGGAACGCATATTAGAGGGTGATTAGATGGGTTGGAATAAACTACCTAAAGAGTTAGAAGGCAGAGTTAAATCAACTGTCGGTGCTAAAGATAAAGAACTTAAACAATTAGAAAAGGCGACAAAAAATAAATATCATAACAAAAAGACGGTGGTTGACGGACATAAATTTGATTCTAAATTAGAGGCCAGGTATTATAAGAAGTTAATAACGCTTAAAGCGACCGGCAAGATAAAAGAATTAGAATTGCAACCTATGTTTAGACTACAAGATGGTTTTGACGATAAAGAAGGCAACCACCACCGCCCTATTAACTACAAGGCGGACTTTGACATAACCTGGGCCGATAACTACCAGGAAATAGTGGACACCAAAGGTAAGGAAACAAGCGTCTATAAGATTAAAAAGAAATTATTCTTAAAGAAATACCCGGATATTAATTTTAGAGAAGTAAGGGAAGAAGATTTAGAAATGTTTTAAAGGGGTGAGTTGATGTCAAACAAATTCAACGCTAATCAATGCAAGAATTGTATTAAATATTATCGCGGTGTTAGAGGTAATTGCTTGGCTTTTTTAGACAATAAACACCCGTTAAAAGACAAAGAAGATAACTGTATAGCCTATGTTCCAATCCGTTTTGTTTTCAAGACAAATAAAAAGAACCCCGCGTAATTGCGGGGCTTTTCGTTTATCCTCTTCTCGCACCATAGTATATTAAAAATAACATATATGCTACAAATAACACGGCCAGGATATTCTTAATCATCGGACCACAACCTCTGTGATATAATTTCCATCGCATAAGTGGTTATTTCATTGTCGGCCCGGAGTTTAGACAAAGCGTTGGATATTGATTCTAAACGCCTTCTTTCACGTTGGCCGGGTAATTGTTCAAACCTGGCCTCTAATTTATTAGACACGGACCTGGTTCCATTCAACACGTTAGACAGGTGGCCTTCTGTTACTTCTAATAGATTAGACATAGTTTTTTGGTCTAAATCATAGTAGTCCATATATTCTTTAATATCATTCGTTTTTATCATCTTCTAAATCACTCCTTAACCGCTTTAAATCCCTGGCCCGTTGTGTATCGCGCCCGTTTATTAAATCATCTTTTGCGTGTTCATATTCTTCATCTACCCGTTTATAAAATCCTTCTTCACCTATATACATTGGCATATTTATTCACTCCCTTTGGTTCTGTGGTCTATATCTTTTTGTATTTCCTCTAAACACCTATCACACAAACCCATATGCAGTTGTTGAGTATCAAACCAATTGTGACACCTTTTGCACCGTTGTTCACCGGTGTAATAATCTCTTTCGCCCCTCATCATAAAACCCTCCATTAATGGTTCAAATTTATAGTAAAAACGTTTATCTTCTTCGCTATACATTTTAATTACGCCTTTCCTAACGGCATACCTATTTTTATATAACACATTGTGCAATAAAATTGGTTTGTTTCCGGATTGTAGGTCCCTTCTTCATTTTTGATAACCTCTTCAATAGTTTTATAGTCGGTGTTCTTTAGTAATTCCTGGTATTCGTTTATTTCTGACGCCTTACGTCCACACTCTTTACACTTTGGCATAATATCACTCCTTTAAAATTGTGTCCTCTATAACCTTATTTATGGCGCTTTTAAGGGCAACATCCATAAAAGTTTTGGCCCTTTTATAATTTTGTAAACGCATTAACTCTTTTTGTATTTCCTCGCCGTGTTCTTGATAAAACTTTTCTGCTAATTGTTTATGATTTTCACCACCAAAGCCCAGGGCGATAAATAACTGTTCGCCTATCCGGTCCATAACTGTTGCCTTATTTAACATATCAAATTTAACTTCGCGTTCAACACTTTGTTTTCCCACAATATCACTCCCTATTAAATAAACTTGGTTGCTCTACAATCTTTAAGTCCACGCCTAACATATTTTCATAAGGGGCCTTTTCTAAAATCAAGACCCCTTTGTTCATACTTTCCCTAATTACTTTACCTTCTTTTGTTATCAACAAATATTTAGTATCTGACATACTCACCACCTTCTTACGTTAATATAGTCTATGAAGTATGATATTACCACGGCTGACACCAAAATTATAACCATCTTCATATGTTCCACCCCTAGTTGATAATTTCGTTTATATGTCCCACCAATTCATCGGCCACTTCACTTACAATATAAAATACCTCTTGGTGTTGTTCCATAAAAACCTTTGGTATTGCCGGGGCCTTTATATCTTCCCGGTGTAATGTTCCATCTATTTCAATGAACCTGTTTAGATATATGCGGTTCCGGTCAGTAAATATAGTTAATGTGATATATTCTAGTGTTTTGCCTTCTTTTGTCCGGACCGGCCAGGTAAAGTTGTGTTCAATCGGTCCCATTTTTTTCAATTCGTTAAGTATTTCATTCTTTTTGTCCTGGTCCATCTTTAAACTCCCCCTCTAATAACATATTTAACGCCTGTAAAAATTTAAAACTAATCATATGTTGCACTTCATCATTTAACTCCTCTAATAACTGCATAGCATTTATCGGACCTGTTATACCGGCCATTTGTGTTATTTGATTTATTTTTAAATTGTCGTCCTCGTCTAAATTATAAACGAACCCGGCCCCCATTAAGAAGTCCAATTCTGTTTCTTCGCCGTCTGGTGTGATAATCTTTATTGGTTGTTTACTGTTTTTTTCTTGATATTTTTTAATAGTTTTGATTAAATTTTTCTCTAAAATATCAGCGTATTTGTTGGCGTCCTCTTCGTTTATGTCCCCGCTAAAAGCCTCGCTTAATAATCTTTTTGCCTTCTCTTCATCATAATTGAAATCTTCACTCATTTAATATCACTCCTTTTATTATTTTGAAGTATAATAACTCCACAAGGACCAGGGTAGGAGTAGTAAAACCTGGCCCCCGTGCAATCTTATACTTGCAATCTATGGTGTTATTTCGTAAAATACATAATCGTCTTTTATTTCATCATATACTTTACACAATACCTTCTTGTCCTGGTTTAAAAATACACTATCAATATACTGCGTTTCTTTCAAAAATCCGGCTTGTAGGTGGTTTTCGAGCACTATTTCGTAGTGTCTATCCTGGTAGGTGTAATCTTTTTTTGAAAATGTAATTTCATTACTTCTTTGAGTTGTATATTTATCGACTAATTGTTTTAATATATGCTTTAAACCGTGTATTTCTAATTCTGTTGGTGTCCCGGCGTTTACATATCCTTTGTGTTCGCCTCTAACTTCAATCATTAGTTATCGCCTCCTATATATTTTTGATATAATTTCCCTATGAATAAAACATTAAACATTTTAAGATAATTGACTAATTCGTTTATTTCCTCTTTGGCTATCGCTTTGGCCTCTTCCTCTTCCATTGATAACGGCAATCCATATAAACCGCCGGACGTAATATATTCTATCTTAAAGTTATATTTTGGTCTTTCCATCGGAAGATATACCGTCGCCTCGGCTCTTATATAATAACCTTGGTCTATTTCACTTGGTTTATGCTCAATCTTAATTCCTCTTAATATCGGTTTATTTGGTCTAGTGCTTGATATTTCTTTAACAGTTTGAAAAGATACACTTTCTTCTAAATCTTTAAAATCAATCATTAAAATTCACTCCTTTTTTTATAATATTAATTCTTCCGCTTGTTTTACTTTCTCTTTTGCCGAATTATAAAATCCGGCTTTCAGTAATTGTTTTGCCTCTTTTACTATTTTATAAAATTTTATATTTTTAATCTGGTCCTGCTCTATTTCTTCCATTCCTTCAATTTTAAACAACAATAAACCGCTTTTACCATCTTTATTATTTCTAGTGGTTCCCCCGAATTGTTCTGCGTTCGACATATCGTCAATAAACATTTTATGCACTCCTTTTTAAGATTGGACCGGGAGTAAACCCGGCCCGTGTTATTTTACCTTCTTGCGACAAACATTTCCAACCATATTCTTGTTGAAGGTCCGGCCGGTTGTATATACCATTGTTCGTGGCCGTCCGGTCCTGGTGTGCTTTCGTGTAATTCATAACAATTGATATTACTCTTTTTGTCGCCATAAAATTCTTGATAGAATACGGCCTCGCCTGTTGTATTTGGCAGTATAATTTCGCTTGAACTATTGGTCGATGTTCTGATATAAACATTTTTAATTTCTGATAGGTCCTCAATTCCTTCCTGGTCCATTTTCTCATTTAGGTCGTCTAGGTCAAAAGCGTGAACTTCCGGCAGTTTGTCAATATGCTTTTTAATATTTTCATTAGTGATTTTATCCATTTTAATCACTCCTTTTATTTGGACCGGCTTTTACACCGGCCCTGGTTTTAGTTATTCTGTAAAATTGTTTTTTAACTCCAGGTTATCTTTATTGATCCATTTTTCTACCACATCGCCTAATTCTACGTTTAACACTCTTAATAACACCTTATCTTCTTTGACTTCAAGCACGTCCGCCACAAATTCATTGTAAACGCCTTCCTTAAATATTTGCACCTTATCACCTTTTTGCATATTAACCAACTACCTTCCCGTGTCTATCGGTTTCAAAATATCTTTTTTCGCCGTTTCTATTTGCTATAATTCTGATTGAAGGACCAATTCTTTTTATATTTGTCACGTTTGCTAATATTTCTAATTCTCTGAACCCGTCCATTCTTTCTAATTGCTCAATATATCCATCGTTTACAAATTCATCTAATGCGCATAACTCCAACCAATCAGCGATTTTAGTGTGAATATTATTAATTGCTAACCATTCTAACACAATATTTCTTAAATGGTCGTATCCTTCAATATCAGAATTGACGGCAAAGTTTGTAAAATTATGAGGTCCGTTGTAAAGATTTACGGTTCTTGCACCTTCCTGGGCCTTATATTCTATACCATCGTGGACGTAAACAATTTCTTTTTTACTCATTAAAACCACTCCTTTTAATTATTTTAGAGGTTTTACCCTCTAGTAGAGAGCCGGGAAGGTTTACGCCCGGCCCTAACTACAAGATAAAGCCTTATTCGTCGGCCTGGTCCTCTTTATCCAGGAAGTTTTTATATTCTATTTCATACCCGGCCTCTTTGTATGCTTGAATATCTTTGAATATATCACGCTGAATTGCCGGTTTATAATCTTTCTTGTATATTGCACGGTAGAAGGTGCTTTGTCCTGTTTGGTGGTTTTCCAGGTAAACAACTGCATTTTTTGACACGCCATAGGTTCCTTTGCGGACCACGATTTTGCGTTCAGTTTGTGGCATTATTTAACACCTTCTAACTCTTGGTCGAATACTTCTTCCCAATATTCTTTATTCTTGCCGTATAGACCGCCACTTGCGGACCAATCGCCCACCTTCTCTGGACTACCCCAACAATTTATAGGTAAACGGTTATAGACATACTTTACAATATCAACAAGGGCCTTTTGGTTCTCTTTGTCCGCCCGTCCGACCGCCTTTTGTAAATCATTCTTTAATACCGCCTGACAGAAGTGACCAGGTAAACGGCCTGTGATTGCGTAATGGTCTAAAGCGTTTTTGGTCCTGGTTGGTATTTCAATACCGGTTCCCTCTGTTGTGAAAAGGTGTTCCTCGTGGTATTCTCTAATCTTATTCACTTTTGTGCTACTTAACATTTTTTACCCACTCCTTTTGGTTGGTGTTTTGCCCGGCTTGTCGCCGGTTCTTAACTATTTGACTTACCCTTATTATATCAGTTTGATATCGGTTTTCAACTTGGCATATAGCCGTTAGGGTAAGTTAAATGGATTATACTCTAAAATACTCCCTCAAACTCTTTTATTCGGACTAATTCATTCCTTTTCATATTGGCCCTAAAATTGATGATGTGCCGATATTCTGTTATGCTATAATTGACAAGAAAGAAGGTGTTATAGTGGCACGTAAAAAAGACTTTAATGTTGAAGATTTTGAAAGGTTTTATAGGTCCTATGAAAACTATCTTATAGACCAAAGCAAAGACCAGGAATACGTTCCCTCTATTGCCGATTTTTGCTATCACGCCGGTATTACCTACCATACGTTTTGGCAGTATGCACAATATCCTTTGTTCTCTAATGTTATTGACCGTATTAAGTTGCTTATATTGCGGTATGTTATACAAGCATTACTGAATAGGACTAGTGGTTCTACTAGTGGCCTTAAATTCTACTTAAAGAATGTATATGGTTGGACCGATACTAAAGAGATAACACAAAAAATCACCGATAGCACCGGCAATAAAAAGAAAATAGACCTTTCAAGACTATCAGACCAGGAACTAGACCAACTTGAACAACTACTGTTGGCCGGTTCTGATGAAGAAACCTACGATATTACACCAAAGGACCAGGACTAAAACATCATATAACGAACAGAATAGGGCCTTCTATGGACCGATACCCACTTAATGATATAATACCATTGGTTAAGGTATAAATACGTCTTTAAAGGTGTATTGTGTGCTTTTTATATGGTCCAGGTGGTCTTTGTGGTGGTCCTATTTCAATCAATTAGAGAAGGTAAAATAAAGTCAAAGGGGTAGGGGGGGTTGTCCGAAATTTGAAAGCCGTTTGAATTATTAAAGGGTAACTAACCTAAAATAATATATAATTTTTCAAAACCTATTACCATCTTTTACCAACAAAATAATATATATAATATTCAAAAACCAATTACCAATTATTTACAACAACAAAACATAAAGAACTAAAGACCTATAAAGACCTAAAACCATATACTAACTATATATTATATATACTAACTATATATGGGGTCTATTATAACAAACGCGTCTATTATTACTATTAGTTATATTAGCATACGAATATGTTTTATATTATTTAGTATATTATTATTTATTATAAGTATATATTAAGTGATATATTAAATATATATTACTTAATAAATACGTGTAAGTATATATTATAGTTAGTTAGTATATTATGAAGGGGTGACAATTTTGTCATAGGGGGTGAAAGTGATTTACACTAAAGAGCAGGTTAAGCACATAAAACAATATATAGGGTTTGAACCTAAAGATTGTGAACATAATGTAGGTGGTAGTTGCATACACCCGGTTATAGACGGTGAACATATAACTTGGTGTAATTTAGAGGATTGCCCATTAGATTTCGATGTTTAAAGTAAATATTCTTAATATTTGAACAAATTACTTGACAAATTATAACATCGCGTTATATAATTATAACAAGTTAGCATAAACCTTTTTAGAAAGTGTTACGCAACAGATTCTTTGGGGGTGGTCGTTGAACCTAAAAATTCAAGGCCTACCGGTGAGGCCCACGACTAATACACCGGTTACTGAATTTAATAAAGGTTTAGAGTAGTCTTGGCGGACCCGCTTTAAACCAAAGTTGTTCGACCAAACCCTGCAAAAAATCGCGACATATTGCAGGTATTCCCAATCTTACATTTCTTAAACGTAAAACACATATATTACTAACAATACACCAATACTTTAGGCCTCCACTTCTTTTGCACTCCTTTTTCACAGAGATAGTGTTTTTTTGTGGGGGCCTTACTTTATTAAGGAGGTTAAGATGGACAAAGATAGTGATATATACATTAGAATGAAAATTTTAGACGCAAAGTTAGCCGAATTAGAAAAAGACAACGATGATATGGAAGAACCGATTAAGTTTTTAGCAAGACAGATGGTTAAACTTGGTATAGACGACCACGTTGATGATTGGGTAGTTGAAGAATATGTTGACGAAGTCAAAGAAGAAATTAATAGGGTTCGCTTAATGACATTAATGACGGGGGAGGAATAATGGGAGAATACGTAAAGTTATCGCTTGAACACTATGAAAGATTGAAGGACAAACAGGAAACGACCGAACATATCGAAGAAACTTACGATTATCTTACTAAAATGATGTCTAACTCACATAAAGTGACAGGTCAAGAAGTAGATGGTTTAAATAGAGAATTGGTCGTTTATTTAGATGAACACAGGTTAAGGGATTTGTTTAGGGCAACGGTCGGAATGGACCAGACTTTAGACTTTGAATTAAAGTTCATAATTGATAGGGGGTAATAATGACAGGGTTAATTTTGATAATAGTGGGTTTGGTGATAAGTAATATCGCATTTGGTATCTTATTTCTACACGAAAATAACAAAAGAGGAAGTTTAGAGAGGCAGTTATCTATCTGGAAAGATGAATATAACCATATAGAATGCAGAGTAAAGAGATATGATAGAAAAATAGATGAACTAAAAGAGATAATAGAGGATAAAGAAGAAAAAATTATCCATTGGAGTGATTTGGCAGACAAAAGAGCCGAGAAAATCCGGAAGTTAGAAAGAAAAATATATAAATTAACAAGAGAATCACAAGATTTAGTGGTAACTTTTAACGATAACAACACCAAACAGTTTTTAAATATAGTAGAAGATAGGGTTCAATATAACCACCCGGACGATGTAGCGGTCCATATATTCAAAGACGATAACGATAAAGAATATACAGTAAAGGAAGATTATATAAAAGCAATAGAACCTGTATAGGGGTGTTTTGATGGCAGTTGAGAAGAAAAAATTTACGGCAATGAAATTATTAGATAAGCACGAAGAAATTTCAGAAAATATCAAAGAGGCCAAACGCGAAATAAAGGAACTAGAATTTAAGAAAAAGATACATAAGGACTATTTACGCAGACAGGTAGCCAAACAGAAGGCCTTAAAGAAAGAATTGCTTAATAACCACGGGTTTAGTGTATAAGGAGGTAAAAATGGATAGGCTTAACGGCAAATATCACTTTTTTTATAGTAAAGAACAGGAAGAATTGATAAAAGATATGCGACCTAATCATACTAATCATAAAAAAACTTATGTTAATTTATATAAAACTGGTAAAAATAATGTTACAGAATTTATTCAATATACAGAAATGGTCCACGAATTTAATATGGGTAAAGCGAACTATACTCCGCACGATGAACGGTTTGATGATTCTAGAGAAGTGGCCGTAGTAGAGGACCCAGAGATAATGAGAGGCGAATCTTATGACCGATGATAAATTAAAGACCAAAAGAAAATTAAATTATCCAATAGAATGTTCAAGTTGTGGCTTTCGTCCAAATGAGATTAAAGACCACGACGAAAAAACGCCCGGTTTAAGGGTATTTCCAGGAAGTTGCCCAGAATGTGGCGCTTATACCAGGCCGGTGTTTGAAGAAAGAAATTAACGAATGTTTATATAACCTCCTTACTTGTGGTGGAGTTTTTACCCACGTTTACCAGGGGCGTGGGTTCCTCTTCACCGTTACTGAAAGGAAGTGAAAAATGGAATTAGAAAGACTTTTAAAAAATTATTTGAGTTATAAAGGATACAAAACTCCAATAAAAATTATAGAATATTTTCATAACCAAAAAAAAGATACGATTGAAGTTAAATTCATAGATGATAACCTTACTTATCCCATAGAAGAAATGATTGATTTAGAATATTTAGAAGAATATAAAAACCAAACAGTAAGAGCAGATTATGACTATCAAATGGTTTGTCGTGAACCAATGACGGCGACCGAAGAAAAATTAGAACGTGATGTGATGTTCGGCCAAAGAAGTGATGAAGAAATTATCAAAAAATGGGCGGAACGGAAAGATAAAGAGTTAGCGAAACAATTTTTGGCAAAGAAAGGCTTGAATGTTGATAGAGTAGAAGGAGTTAGGTATTTTAACAATTTAGAAATGTTCGAGATAACTTTTTGTAAAGGCGCTGATAAAAGAACTTATTGTTTTCCAGAACAGGAGGTTGAAATGTCTTTAAAAGATTTGATGAACCCAGAAGATATTCCTACAAGACCACCAGGAATTATAACAGAAAAAAAGACTTTGGAGGAACTTGAACTAGAAATGAATAATAATCATAGTGCAGACGCTATGGCTTATATGTTGAGAAATCAATTTGGTTTACCGGCAGAAAATAAAAATAAGGAGGAAAAAGAAGTGAATTATAATTTGTATGAGGTTATTTTGGTTGAAAAGAGGGAACCTGGGACAGAACCGGATATTTTGATAGACAAGAAGGTTGTTGCTAAAAACAGAGAACACGCCAAAGGCAAAGCAGGAGTTAATGAATATTTAGAACCGGCAGATTATGATACCACAAAGTTTGTTATAACAACAAATGAATTATTTTATATCAGAGAAGTAGAAGATGGTGAATAATATATAGCAGAAAAGGTTGGTTACTATGACAGAACAACATTCTAGTAGAGTATATAGAATAAAAGAAAAATTAGAAGTTGACCCTATAAATAGAGTAAGGTTCGAGAAACTTAAACGCGACCCCTATATGTATATTAACGAAGTTGTAAGTATAGAGGATAAAGACGTTGTAGGTTCTGTTATCGACTTTGATTTATGGGAGGCCCAGGAAAAGGCCCTTTCTAAAATGATAAATAATAGGTTATCAGTAGTATTAAAAGCGCGTCAGCTAGGTTTATCCTGGTTGGCGCTTTCTTATGGAACACATATTGTTGCTTTCAATCCCGGCAAATCAGTATCCGTTATTTCACAGACGGAAGAGGACGCTAAAGAACTGATACGCCGGGTTGATTTTATTTTAAGACATTTGCCTAATTGGTTAATCGTTTCTAAAGATACAGAAGAGGAAGATTGGGAAGAAAATACAACAGGTATATGGTTCGAGAAAAGGGCTTTATCTATCCAGATACACTTTCCAGATGAAGAGGATTCGTTCTTTAAAGGCTATACTTCCTCACCAGGTTCAGCACGTTCATTTACTGACAATCTAGTAATTATGGACGAATGGGCGTTTCACCCGATGGCCGAAGATATTTGGACTTCCGCTTATCCGACAATAAATAGGCCCACAGGTGGTAAAGTTATCGGTATTTCAACAGGTGAAAGAGGCACGTTCTTTGAAGAAATATGGAATGACGCAGAATGGGAGTTTGAACTGACAGGTGAATCCGGACGCGGAAGAAATGGTTTCGTTGGTATCTTCCTGCCCTGGGATTCAGACCCTAGGCGTGACAGAGAATGGTATGAAAGAACCAGAAGAGCATTACCACGCACCTACCGCAAAGAATATCCTTCCTCACCAGAAGAGGCCTTCTCAATCGGTAAAGGCGCTATGTTTCCAGAGTGGAACAAAGAAATACACGTTATTCACGACAAGGCTTGGTATCCGCCAGATTCTTGGCGTATTGTTGGCGCTTATGATGGTGCTTATAAACAACCGGCTTTTGTCTGGGTTGCTATCTCTAACGATGGTTGGGCGGTCGCTTACCGCGAGTATTATGATTCCTTCGTAACCGACCCCGAACAAGCAGAGGCTATCCGTGCGCTTTCACGTGATAAAGACGGAAGGCCAGAACAGATTGACTATATCGTTGCTGATACGTCCTGTTGGGCTAAAAGCCAGGATAGTGGAAAATCAACGGTCAAAATATTCCGCAACCACGGGATAGGGCCGATTAAAAAGGCTGATAAAGACAGAATTATGGGTTGGAGGCGCTTACACGAGTGGCTTAAACCTTTAAAAGATGAAGATGGTAACTATATTCCGGATAGGTTCGGCGACCCACTTGCTAAACTACGTGTTACTCCGAATTGCCCGAATATTATCAGAACTATACCGGGTTTACAGTATAATGAACACAAACCAGAAGATTTAGACAACGGACAAGAGGACCACCTTGTTGACGCTTTGCGCTATTTGGTTATGACTTTCAGTAATAACGATAGGATACACGTTCCTAAAATGGAAAAAAGAAGGCGTGAAAAGAAACGCAAGAAAATGATAGAACCCATTTCAAAAGAAGTGGGGTATTAATTATGGAAACAAAAGTGGCTTTGGGGGTGATTGATAAAATTAGACCTTCATCGTTTGAAATAGAGCCGGAGGACTATGGATACCACGCACTATTGGTCGCTATTGTAGCGAATGATGAAATGTCAGCCGATGAATGTAATAGGCTTGTAAGGGGTAAACAAGTGGTTAAAAAAGACTTTTGTGTAAAATAGCGTTTTAACACTTTATAACAATTTGTTATACTTAAAATAGAGAACAGAACGGAATACAATTACTTTTAGTTATATTGGAGGTATTAAAATATTATGGTAAGACCACAACAAGGTATTCAAGGTAGTGGCCCATCGCCCGGTCCCCAAAGACAGGCACAACCGCAGGGACAACCCCAGGGACAACGCCAGGGGCAACCACAACAAGGGCAAATGCCACCACAAATGCAACAGTTGGTAAGGCGTTTTATGAGTATGGACAAACAGAAATTGTCAGTAATGTTGGCCCAGGCCGTTATGCAAATTCAGCAACAACAAGGCGCACAGGGTCCCCAACAGGGAGGCCAGGTAAGAAGGAACCCACCTAACACTAGATAAAGCGGGTGTTTTAAATGTTAATAACAAACGAGCAAAAACAAAAAACGCAGGAAACTTTACAATTATTTAACTATTATGAAAATTACAGGCGTGATTACAGAGAAACCGCACTTGATAATTATAAAGATTTAGTAGGATACAAAAAGCAGTTGGACGAGGACGACCCGCGTTCTAACCTGCATATTCCCCGCGTTTATCAGATAGTGGACACGATTAGAAGTCGTCTTGTTATGGCTTTTTTCAAACGCGAACCTTATTTCGAGTTTTTGCCTTCACCTACACGTCAGAATATGTATTCTAAACAATCGGCGGAAGAGAAGGCCAAAGTTGCGTCCAATATCGTGGACCAACAATTAAACCGGAATAATATCGTGTCAAAATTTTATGATTTTGTTACTTCTTTTCTGACCTTCCCACTAGGAATTATGAGTGTGGGTTGGCGTTATGAGGAAAAGATGATAAGGCGCAGGGTGCCGGAACCAGAGATACAAAATACCAGGTTTGGTTATTATAAGACAGGCAATTATGTTTATGTTCCTTATGAGCAAAAAGAGGTTGCTTTTGATGATAACCATATCGGTAACGTAAATTTCTTTGACTTCTGGCCGGACCCACGGGCGACAGATATATCTAACGCCAGGGGAGTATTTCATAGAGAATTTTTAACTTGGGAAGAAGTTGTTGATAGAATAGAGTTTTATCGCAAATTAAATGAAGGGACTATTTATCAGACCCAGAGAGATGATTTAGGCAACGCACAAAGTTTGGAATCCGGACGTTCTATTTTAAAGAACGCCGTTGAACAATCAGATGGTGACGAATATGATGTATATAGTAATTTAGACGACAGAAAAGAAAACAAGAATGAATTATACGAGTTTATGCACTATTGGGAGCCGGACAAACATAAAATAATCATAAATAGACAACAGATAGTATATGAAGGTCCGTCACCTTATTGGAGGCACGGCGAATTACCGTTTGTTACTGCCTCTTTTGAAAGATTACCCAATCAGATGATGGGACAAGGTGCAATAGATTTCTTACACGATTTACAACAGGAAGAAAACGCTATTCACAATCAACGTTCAGATAATGTTAATATGATTTTGAACAAAATGTGGAAAGTTAAGAGAACCGCAGATATTGATGAATCACAGTTGATTTCACAACCACACGGTATAATTCACGTTGACGAACCCGATGATATAGAACCTATCGAATTTAACGATGTCGTGGCCTCTAGTTTTCAACAACAGAATATCATATCACAAATTATGGAAAATACACTAGGAACACCACCTATTATGCGTGGTGCAGAAGGTAGAGGCAGTTCGACCGCAACAGAGGTTATGAAACAAACAACTAACGCCGGTATGCGTTTCGATGTTAAGATTAGACTTTATAATGAATTAGGATTGCAGAGATTGGCTTATTTAATGGATATGAATAATCAGCAGTTTATTAGTGATGAACGTATTATCAAGATGAAACAAGAAGGTGTCGAACAATGGAGGGCAGTTGAGCCTAGAGAAATTATTGGTGAATTTGATTATAGACCTGCTACACCATCTATCGACCCAGGCGCTAATAAACAGGTCAGACGTGAGCAAATGACAATGTTAATGCAGACTTTACTCAATATGCAGATTCCTTATGTTGATTACTATAAACTTATTAAAGAGTGGATTGAAGAGTTTGATATTCCAAACCCGGAATCCTTCTTATTACCGAAGGACCAGGCTAGGGAAATAATGAAACAGATGATGTTACAACAACAAAAAGAAGAGCAAGGAAAAGATAGTAAAGGTAAAGCAAATAACAATCAACCCACAATGGCCCAACAACAGGTCAATGCTAATTATGGTAAAAAGAGGTCTGGTTCACCACAACAACACGGACCAACACAAGAACGCAAAAGTGGGCAGGTGAGATAAATTAGTAACGAAAAGAGAAAAGCAGAGGCAAAACTTATAAGAAGTTTATCAACCCACAGAGGGTATGATTTATTAAAGGAAAAGATGGAAAGTCAGATGGAAACCATTAGACAGACGTTGGAAGAAGGTAAGGCTGATAATTATGGCGAGTATAAGGAAATGGCGGGTAAGATTCAAGGTATTAAGAAAATTTTTAAATACGTTGAATTTCAAAAGAACCAAGACAAAAAATTTAAGGAGGCAAATAACTAATGCCAGGAATTTTTGGAACAAACCCGAAGGACCGTGAAGTAAGTAACGAGAATCCTTTGGGGCTAGACAGGAGTAAAGTGGCCCACGATGAAGGTGGACAACCACAAGGTAATGGAAGTCAAGGCAACGCAGATGAACAGAGGGCAAGGCAGTTTATGAACCAGGCACCACCTATTCCGGACAATCAAAACCAGGGACAACCTCAAACTCAACAGAGGCCCCAACCAAACTATGAACCGCCACAACAATCGCAACCGAGGTCACAAACACAACCTCAACCACAACAAACGCAACAAGAACCGCAACAAGAGCCACAACAACAATCACAACCGGAACCACAGGTGTCTAGTCAAGACGATATGGAACGCAAGATAAAGTATATTACCGAAAAATTCGATGGTGGCGACGATTTAGAGAAGTCTATGGTCGAATTGGGTAATAAACTAGGTGAAAATATTGACCCGACCTCTTTTAACACGACAGAGGAAGTAGTTAATAAATATATTGAATTAGAAGAAGAATTAGGACGTAGGGGCAATCAACAAAACCAACAACAAACTCAAAATCAAAGACAACAACAGATACCGAACCAAGAAGAACTATTAAGGCGTGAAAATCAGACCTTAAAGGCTATTATTAACAATCTTAACCAGGCAGGTGTGACACAACAGAATCCACAACAACCACAACCTCAACAGGGACAGTTTAATCGCGACCAACAAGGTAGATTTCAAGCACCTTTATATAATCAACAGAATCCACAACAGAATCCACAACAACCACAAACTAATGATAATCGCGAACAACACAATATGTCTTTAGAGGAAGTAACCCAAAAGTATATGGACGAAGTAGATAAGAAAGACTTTTGGAATAAACCAGAAAAAGTTATAGCGAACCTGTCAGCCAAGATAGCCAACGATATAGCAGAAAATAAGATAAATGAAACAATGCAGAAACAACAAGCCCAGCGTCAACAGGAAGAACAGACTAAAAAATTATACAATCACGTAGTAAACCAGGTTGAAGAAGTTAAACAAAAATATGGGGAACAAAATTTCAAAGCCGTAGAAGATGAAGTTGACCGTTATTTGCGTAACAACCAATATTTGATGTTACCGGAATTTGGTAACGGCATAGAATTTGCCTATCAGAAAGTAATGAATATGAAACGCGCCAATCAAAGGCAAAACCAGGCGCAACAATACAACCAAAAAGAACAATTTAGGAAGAAAAACGCTGATATAAATAATTCTAACGCCGATATGATACCAGGTAATCAAAATAACCAAATGTCACAGGTTCAAAAAGAAAAGCAAATGATATTCGGTCAGCCTAAAGGTAATGGAATTTTCGGATAAACAATAGTTTTGGCTAATCGAACTCCCCCTATGGTCGAAACTATTAAATCTAATAAAATACAGGGAGTGAACAATAATGGCTACTGATTTTGCAGGTAGAAACTTGTGGACCGGTTCTGCTGGTTCGCCAGTAATGAGTTACAACATTGACTCTGACCGTAGGGATATTGATGTGGCGAGTGATATACCACAACTAGTGCCTTCCGCCACACCATTTTTAACAGTTTTAATGAGGGCAAGAAAGACACCCGTAAATTCTCTTGAATTTATGTGGTATGATGAGGACGAACCTGTTTGGTACACCCAAGCAAATGGTGATTATAACGATTCTGTTACTACTGTCACCGTTGACGACGCGTCCTTCATTAAACCGAAACATATTATCAAAAATACCGCGACAGGTGAGATTATGAGAGTTACAGGTGTGTCTGGTAATGACTTAACCGTTGATAGAGGATACGGTTATGACGCCGATACTACAACAGGAACACAAGCAACTGCGGGTTCCTCGGACGATTATATTATGTTACTACACACCGCTATGGAAGAAAACTCTGATGTTCCAGAAACTTACGCAACACAACCTAATAAGGAGTTCAATTATGTCCAAACCTTTAGAACCCCATTTGATGGTTCTATGGATAACGAACTAGAGGCTAAAAAAGCCGGTGATTCTACTAGGGTTCGTTTAAGAAGGTTGAAGGCTATTGAACACCGTATTGGTATTGAAAGACAGGTTACTTTCGGTGAAAGAAAAGAGGACGTTTCTAATAAAATCCGTATGACAGGTGGGGTTTTACAGTATATTAAGACTAATAACTATAATGTAGGCTCTACTAACAACGGTATCTTAACCGAGGCTGAATGGGAGGCCTTCACAGAAATGGCCTTCAAATATGGTAATAAGGACGTAAAACTCTTTGTTACTTCCAGGAAGGTAGGTTCTATCTTAAACCAATTCGCCTCTGACCGTATCGTAACAACTTCTGGCGAAGATACTTACGGTATGAAGTTAAAGAGGATTGAAACCTTCCACGGCGACATTATCATAGCGACAACCAGATTGTTTGAACACGACTATGAAGGTATGGGTGTCGTGCTTGATGTCGAGAATATTGATTACCGTCCATATGGCGGATATGACACTAAACTCCGCGCTAATATTCAACCCGATTCTTTAGACGGTTGGATGGACGAATATATGACAAAGGCTGGGTTAAGAGTAAGACTAGAAAAGACACACGCTATTTTATCTGGCGTGACTAAATAAACTTAACCTATAAGCAGGGAGGGCCTTTGGCCTTCCTTGTTTTATGAATATAAGGAGTGATAATTTAATGCCTAAACGTGACGAAAACGGAAAATTCATTAGTGAAGATAAGGCTAAAAATCAGAAGGAAAAAATTAAAGAGAAGGAAGAAAAACGTAAAGAAACAGAAGAGAAGGAAGAAAAGCCTGAAAAGATTACTAAACCGGCTATCTATTCCTGTAACTTCTATAATATGCAACTTGCCGTTCAATCACACAACAAAATTAAGGACAAAGATGGCAAGGTAGTTAAATTTGAACGTGGCAAACATATTAATTTCCAGAACGGTAAATATGAAACAAATGATAAGGAAGAGATTAAATTCCTGGACGCTTGGGATAAGGGTATTTTACGCGACCCTCTTATCAATATTAGCAAGGTCCAGAACCAAAAATATGAATAGGGAGTGAATATAAATGGCTAATTTTGAAATGGTAGGGGACCACGCAGGTCTAAACCCTATTAAATCTTATGGTTTACCTTTTAAATTTTTAACAGGGACAATAGATATGGGAACCTATGCGACAGGTGGCGAAGATTTGAGTTTTGATTCCTTTTTCAATAAAGGTGTCGTCCAATGTTTTATAGGAAACAAAGATGGTTATGTCTTTGAATATGACCCTGTAAACGAAACAGTTAAGGCTTATTATGCTGATTATGACGCAAGTGCAGATGGTGCTTTAATAGAAGTTCCGAACGAAACAGACCTATCCGGCGTAACAGATATACCGTTCTTTGCGGTGGGATATTAAGGAGGGGTTTAAATGTCTAGAGTAAGCATTGAAGGTTCAAAAGCAATAGATGGTAAAAGTGTTACACCAAACGATACAGAAGATTTATCGGCAGTAACCAACGGTATATATTTAGGCGCTAAAGGTGATTTACAGGTTACTTTAGAGCATATGGGCGATGGTGAAAGTATTACCTTTGTTGGTTTACCAGCAGGGACTATACACCCGTTGAGAGTTAAAAGAGTATGGGCGACCAACACTACCGCAACTGATATTATAGCAGTATATTAGGGTGTGATGATATGGAAATAGGTATCGAAATAAAAATAGGTAAAGGGTTGA